GACTGACGTGGTAGCTTTGCTATATTGAATCTATTCTCATGGAATCGATTCACCATGTCTTCTTGGAAATCGTACAGATCAAAACCAACTATACCTTGATCGAGGTTGACGATCTTGATATAGTTGCGAATAAAATAAACGGGGTCTTTGCTACACTTTATAAACTCCTGCACCTGATCAGGTGTGAAATTAGTGTTAACATTAGCCCGTTTCAGATTCGGGTTACCTAGATATATCTCCTGCTTTTCAGCCATTAGCTTCTTTTATTGCCTCAACTATAATCTTCTTAAGTTGATTCTGTTTCTTCCTACCTAGACCTGCACGTGTGTCTATCTTCACTTTAACCCAGTATACTCCTGCTAATACGAGGAGGAAAGGAATGGCATCTGCCCATGAGATCTCATTCCATGCTTCTACTACATTCATTAGTATAATCCTGGTAAGTTAGCAGCAGTCGTTGACTGTATTGGTGTGCCATCTCCTACTTCAGGTAATGGATCACCTACTGAAGGTGCTTCTGTTAAAGTACCATGCTTTCTACGGATCTCTCTTAACTCTTCAAAGTTTTTATTCTTAGTACCGCCATCATACTCCCAAGCATAACCTTCTTCGATCATCTGCTCGTTTAATGAAATATCAGAATCGCCAACGTAGAGCCAACCAAGAAGCCTACCATACTTCCCCATGCCACCCTTAAGTTCAGTTCTAATAGTGAGTTCATGCTCTCCATTAATAGTATCCTCAAGAGTATACTTCATCCAGTTGGTTGCGTCTATACCCAATTCCTTCTCATCCAAGTCACGGGTGCGTTTCTCAGGAGTATCAATACCAGCTATACGAACACGTTCGTGCTTGTAGATATCGAATCCGAGATCTATTACTACGTCAATGGTATCCCCATCAACTACTTTTACTATCTCCGTCACTCGGAAGTTGTAGCAACTCTTCCGTGACGGTGGTGTCATTTTGCCCATTAGGGTACCATTCGTCATACTTAAATATGTATACGATTACCCACCCAACACCACCGAGCAAGATACTCATCATTATATTAATAGACCAGACAACCTCACTCAACGTGAATCACCCCCTTCATACCCGCACCTGAATGAGGGTCGCATTGGAAGTTATAATCACCTGCATCTGTGAATGTAACATCAAAACTTTCACCAGCAGCAAATGCTAGATCACCGTGTGATAATTCTGGATGACCATCTACCACCATGTTATGAGGTGGTAGATCTCCGTTTGTAAATGTAACTGTATCTCCAGCAGCAATAGTTATCTCATTAGGTTCAAAGACTAGATTGCCTCCTGCACCCATCTGAATGTCTGCTGCGTATGCTGATGCTGCGAATACTATTGAGAAGCATAACGCACATACCATAAATGTAATCCTACTCATCCACCACATAATCTCATGTTTATTAGCTGTTATTGTAGACATATTACTTCTCCTTTGTAGCATAGTCAATAAAATGAGGATGCTCCCTTAACGTAGGGACATCCTCTTTACTGTGTTGAATTGCCTCGTATGCGTCTATTGCATACTCGCATATCTCATAATGATTTAATGCTGCGTCGTGGTAACCCACGGTGTATTTGGTCTGGGGCATGATAATTTCAATCCCAATTGACCTAAGTATTTATTCCTGTTTCCTCTCTCGCTCCTCTTGTTTTATGCGTTTCCTGACCATTTTTGCATAAAAAACATCCTGTTTGGTATACCAATCGGGATGTTTCTTTGCTAATTTAATAATCTTCTTTGCTGCCTTCTTGTCCTTCAACCGTTTACTTGCGATGGTGATCTGAAGTATTTATTTATAACTTCAACTTGATCATGATAACGTGCTATCTTATCCAACTCAACTCCAATTGCCTCAGTGATATCAGAGTGCTCTCCAATACCTACAGGATGCTCTAGATATACATTAACGTTTACCTTATGCTTTTCAATTTCACCCTGTGCATGTGCTAATACAGCACGAATTAATTGTTCTCTCATGTGCAAATGCCCCATTATACTATATTTTCCTCCTCACCTAAGCGAATAATACAATCAGATGTAGGATATGCTACACATGTTAGCACAAATCCTGCTTCTATTTGATCATCGTCAAGAAAACTTTGTTCTTCTTGATTAACTGTACCTTCTATAATCTTACCAGCACAGGTGGAGCATGCTCCAGCACGACAAGAATAGGCAGCATCAACTCCCTCTTCTTCTGCTTTGTCAAGAATAGTTTCATCATCAGCACAGTCAAAGGTAGTTTCTGTGCCTTCTGTATCTATAACTGTTACTTTATATGACATGATTAAGTGATAGACTTACACTATGTATTATAGCAGAATTGCACCAATAATGAAACCTTTACCAAATGCTAACACAAGCATCTGATAATCAGTTAGTTTAAATTTATCTTGGATCTTTTTAGCCCAGGCTTTATCCCAGTCCTTAATCCTTACTCCTAGCTGGACAATTTTTTTCATGTTTCTCGATCCATGTGTACGGTCTTGGATGACCTAGTGGTGCTGTAAGTCCACAAAACTTACAGACTTTGCGTCTCTCTTCAGCCATAATGATAACTTGGTTTGTTGGTCTTCTTAGATAGTTTACTGCTTCTGACCTTTGTACCAGAAGTTTCACCTGCACCATCAGGATGCTTACCAGGCTTGGTCTTACCAATGTTTACTGACTTACCAGGCTTCTTTGCCTCAGTGTCATGTAAACGTGCTGGTTTATCTTTGTCTTTGGTGATTACAGATTCTTGTCCGTGCTTTCTCCCTAGTCTACGCATTACTTTACCAAACCTTCGCTTGGACATGCCCTTACCAGGTGAAGTTTGATACGAAACTTCACGTCCCTTGGATCCATCATCATATTTGTATTCACCAGTACCCTTCTTATATCCGATACCCTTCTTCTTTAGGTCTTTTTCGAGCCCCTTGCGGGACTCACGATTCTTTTTTACGTCTGTACCTCTGTCAGCACTAATGTTTCCAGTGGTTTGAGTCTTAGACTTCTGCATCATACGAGTGGTAGGGTTACCCTCTTGAATGAAATCACTGAATCTCTTCAGTCCTTCCTTCTCATGGTATTCCCAGTGCCCTTCCTTAACATGATCAGCGGCTTTGTATAGAGGTTTGCCTGTCTTGGCATTCTTCTTACCTGATTTGTATCCTTTCCATGCAGGGGTGTTACCTTTCTTGTCAGCATTAGTAACAGTATACTCTTCAGAAGCATTCTCTTGCTTTCTCTTAGAAGCAGATGCAGCATAGAATTTAGATGCTTGCCCAACTCTCTTCTTAGCACCTTCCCTATCTCCAGCAGATGCTTTCTTACCTCTGTCTTTGTCAGCAGCTTTAGATGCATCTAACAACTTATCAGCAGAGAGCTCATTGATTACTTCTTCGTTGGTATCCTCTTCTTTAGGACCAGTTGCCTTTCTAACCTTGTCTCTTACATGGTCAACAGCAGCATCCTTAGCACCTTCCTTAGCAGCGTTACCAAGTTTCTGTCCAAATCCAGCAGTCTTAGAACTACTTCCAGCAGTCGTGCCAGCAACAGTTGCCTTCTTAGCAGCAGCACCTCCGACAGCCTTGGTTGCACCAGCAGCACTTCCTGCTTTAGCAGCAGCACCACCAGCCTTAGCAGCGACAGCAGCACCTTTGGCAACTTTAGCACCTACTACAGCAGCCTTTACTGCTTTAGCAGCACCTACAGCAGCTACAGTACCAGTGACTACTGCCTCATTAGTAACCTGTTTAAAGGATTTAATAGGTACGAATTCTTCTTTTTTAGATGTCATGACTGCATTGTCTCCATACTTTTTCTTAAGGGATGCTACTACATTATCAAATGCTTTTTTGGAATTCTCCTGAGACTTCTTCTTTTCAGCTTTAGTCTGTGGTTTACTCCTTGATGGGGTGGATTTACGATCAGAACCATCATGTCCTGTACCATACTTTTCAAGACGACGATCTTTCCAATGATCATAACCTTCTTCACTAGCAAGACTAACAGAAGTCTGTTGTCTATTCTCTATTCTATCAGAAGGATTAGTTGTCTTCTTCTTGGAGAATGTCTTTGCAGCTGCTGATCCACCTTTAGCTTCATCAAGGAAGTCAGTGAAAGACTTTATCTCTTCATACTTAATACCTTTGGCTCTCATACTGGCTCTTTCTTTAGCAGCAGCCTTTCTGTCAGAAGAAACTTGTTTCTTATACTTCTTGACTACTACCTCAACATTCTTAGGTTTTGATTTACCTAATCCACCAGCACCACGAATGTTCATACCACTCATAGCTGCTCCACCAGTAACAGATCTACCTTTACGGTTTACGTTACCTTTCTTACTCTGCATTCCAGGAGTACTTACAGATCTAAGAGTGTTAGCATCTGCCTTGGTATTTCGTGCCATAGTTAGCCACCAACAACTTGGACTTGCTCTACTACTACGTTAGCACTTCCAGCAGTGAGTTTGATTCCTCTCTGAATTTGTGGAAGAGTTCCAGCAATTACATCAGCACTTGATACTGCATAGTCAGCAGAAGCAGCACCTGAATTATAATCGGTTGTGATAGTAGTATCAGTGATAGCAGTTACTTTCTTTCCGTCTCCTACTGCTGACTCAAAAGCCGCAACGAATCCGTCAGTGTCACCACCATCTACAGTTTGAATATAATCTCCTACTGCAAAGGTGTGTGCAGGGGTACCACCGTGATCTACGGTTACTACCATTGCAGCAGCATCAGTTGCTGCCTTAATCCGTGAGGATTTTGGTTTGCCACAAGAGATTAACTCAGGGACACCTGCTGCAAGTGTGATTGCGGGTCCGTCATCAATCTGGATAGAAGATGCACTTGCACTATAGACCCTAAGCACTCCAGACTTGACTACAATATAGCCATTGCCAGAGGCAGTGATTGTCTGTGTGTCAATTACATTTAATACCGACATGGTTAAAGAATACCTTTACTAGATTATTTATCTTGCTTTTGTTTTAAGAACTTAGCAAGTTCTGCTGTGCTACCAACAAACATGGTGTTGTTAGTAACTTGTTTATCAGATGAAGATCCTTTCGGATTCTCTATCTCATTAACTTTTTTATGAAGATCACCTAACTTATCAGCAACATCAGCAACGTGTTTAATAAGTTGCCCTGCTACTTCATACGCTCTTGGTTGATCACTGCTCTGAGCCACTTCGAGGATGCCGTCCACCGCTTCCTGGCCCTTTTCAATAAGGGAATAGAGATTCCCTCTCGTGTAATCATAGTCTTTCTTGAGTTGCTCCGTAGTCGTCGTTGGTACAATCTCCATCTTAGGCTCCTTTTTAGGAACGAGAGATGTTTCCACGTCAAGAGCTTCTTCGATCCCATCAAATTTCTTCATCTTGTCCTGTTGTTGGGTTCCATTGTTTCGCATCTACGAACTCACTAGTTAACTCATTGAATCCAAAGTTGTCATCTGCATTAGCATCGACTGGATCTGGAGTTACTTGATATCTAATCTCACGAGGTGCATCAGGTGCTAACTCAGTCTTAGTAGAGTAATCAAGAATTGCCTTCTTAATAACCTCACCAGACTTATCTTGGACAGGACCGTATAGGTAAGTCTTAGCAACAAATTGCAGTGTATATACCAGAGTCCTACGAGTATCGTAGTCACCCTCATATACATCTTCATAATCAATTGAGACAAGGGTCACAGGGTAATCCTTCTTCTCATCCATTGTTGGCACAAGGTTTAATGTAATATTAAAACTTGGTTGAAATACTGGAAGTATTTGCTCAAGAATCTGAAGACCATCGTCTTGATTCTTTGCCATGATTGCCAATTCAAAATTCAAATTATATGGTATTGGCATAAAACTTTTAAACTCTTTACCATCAGCTTGTGTATTCCTGATGTATTGAGTAGGAGATACCTTACGAGTTGCATCGTAATTAAACCCTTGTATCTCAAAGGATATCCTAGGAAGGGTGATCTGAGTGGTAGTCTTATTAAGACCTACTTGATTCAACCTCTGTAAGAATTTCTGACGAGGACCATATGCCAGAGGTACTTTCATCACCTCTGTCTTTCCCGAAGCTACACGACGCAATTCAATATTATTGAACAGTGTACCAAAACCGACTACTGTCTTCTTGATAATTTCGTGATATGAATACGTGCCTAACATTAGATACTACTTCCTTTATTTCCAAACTCACCAAAGGGATTACCCTCAGTGAAATCAATGATGGCATCTGACTGAGTTTCAATTACCCAGTTAGATTGAGAGTCATCATTCGTATTATTTAGGGTATTATATGTAGCACTTGTCCACGCAGCACTAGATGTATTACCTGTAATAGTCTCAGGTATAGCAAAGATACCAGATCTATTATATACAACCAACTGACGTGTGGCACTATTCCAAGACTTGACTGTGGCAGTTACATTAGAGTTACCACCTGTAACAATCTCCTCAGCAACAAAGTCTCCACTACCACCCTCAGCAACGTTAACTGCTATTGCATTGGCATAGTTGACCTCAACTGCGTCAACCTCTGCAATTCCAGTGTCGATGTCTTCGTCGCTGTACTGGAAGAGCTCACAGCGTAGTCCCCAAGTATACTGTTTACCCAACGTAAAAAATGGTACTTCATATTCGACAAACTGGATCTCAAAGATCTTATTTGCCATAGGGAAGTATACGAGATCGCCTTCATTTGGTCTACCCTCCACTATGAGTGTTGCATTATCGTCAACTGCCTCAGTGAAACGAGTCCTTGATATAACAAAGGTAACTTGATCTGCTATCTGAACACCAAACTTGGTGAACATGTCACCATCTCCTCGGAATCCTGAGTTGTCTTCAATAAAAGCTTCTATTTCAAACGCATCATCAAACTTAGACATTGTGTCTTCCCCGAAGACAGTATCATTCTTGACTAGCGTCCTAGGAATATAGTATACATTCTTACCGAACATCTTAATCTGCTCGTTAACAAGACTCTGTGTTAAATCTTGCTCACCTGTAGTGCCCTGAGAGAAATAAGTGTTAAGTGCCATACTATCCTATCATGTCTAGTGGTGGAGTTTCCCATTCTGTACGTAGTTGCTCATCCAAATCTTTTAACTCTTGGACTGCATCATTGTATATCATTTCTCCATTCAACGTCACACCACCTGGCATCTGGACGTTTTGGAATTTAGTCATATTCTGACCCCACTGCTTCTTAATCTTAGCAGCAGTGTAATCCTTGACCCACATGTTGTCATAGATCTCTGTCCATGTAGTAGGATCTAATGCTCTCCAACATTTAATAAGGATATAAGAGTCAAGTGTGACATCTGTTGTCCAATCCATATCAAGATATAATCTATCTTGAGTTGCCTGATAACGAGTAGGTTTAATTCCTTCTAATAGAAAATCAATTGTACCCAAGTGCTGCTGAATCATATAGTAATGATAGAACTGTGTAGATGTAAAATCATACAAGTCATTCAAACGCATCTGATATCTAATATCAAATATGTTTGCAGTACCTTTATCAGTAAAGGAAAAGATTCCTTCAACAGATAGTATATGTTGTGGTATTTCTAGATAAGTATTTGACTCCAACCAAGTGTTATTACCAGCAGTAGAAGTAGTCTGGGTATCATTGGCAGCAGCGGCTCTGTCAATATCATCCTGAGTTATCTTATGCTTCAGATAAACTCTCTCAGCACCATCGTAATGGAACTGTTGAAACTTCTGCAATGTATAATCAATAGCATCATCGCATTGATCATCAGAGACGTTGATCTCTAGTACAGGCTTACCTAACCTGCGTAAAGCATATTCTTTTAATTCAGCTTTGGTGTTGGGTTTTGCCATTTACTTATCTTGCGAGAGCGGCTAGTGCTGCCTTAAGTTGTGCGACGGTTGTTATAGAAGCGTCATTACCAATAGCATTCAATTCAGTGTAGATACTATCAATGTCAGTATCATTGGTTCCTGCCTGTGTGCCTTGTGCAGCAGTTGCATATGCAGTAGAGGCAGTGGTAGCAGCAGATCCGAGTCCAAGGGTTGTCCTTGCAGTAGCAGCATCTGCGTCATCAATTAGAGTTGCACCGAATGCACTAACAGCAGATGCAGCGAGTGCGTTATCAGCAGTTGTACCTTGTGCAGCAGTAGCGAAGTCACCAGTTGCAGCAACAGCAGCAGATCCTAATCCTAATGTGGATCTGGCAGCAGCAGCGTCTGCATCATCAACCAATGTCAAACCGAAAGCACTAACAGCAGATGAATCAAGTTTTCCAGTTATACCTGCTGCGACACGAGCATCAGCACGAGTGTTAGTGAAGTATAGGTTAGTTGATCCTTCAGATAGATCATCGGTATCAGCAGCAGCGATTCTCGCATCTGCTCTTGCATCTGTATAGTAAAGATTGTTTGATCCTTCAGAGACTGTATCAGTATCACCCTGTGTATATGTCAATACACCAGTGGTGGAGTTGTATGCTAGTTGTGTGCTATTCTCAGAGATTGCAGCTCTTGCTCTAGCAGTTGTATGATAGAGATTAGAGGATCCTTCAGATAGATCGTCAGTATCAGCAGCAGCAATACGTGCGTCTGCTCTAGCGTCTGTGTAATAGAGGTTAGATGATCCTTCAGATATACCGTCAGTGTCAGGTGTAGTGTATGAAATAACACCAGTGCCACTGTTGTATGCTAGAGATCCACTAACACTGATATGACCACGAGTACGAGCAGCAGTGGTAAAGAGGTTAGTGCTACCTTCAGTAATAGTATCGGAATTAATATCACCTTGAGTAACAGATAA